CGCTGTCTTTGACTACGGGCCATGCGCTAAAGTAACAGGAGTCTGTATCACCATAGATAATTGCATCACCCACATGGTCATATTTGCCAGTGATACATTCATTGACATAAGCATCCATGTGTTTAACAATAGCACGACCAGTTAGTGTGGTAGACTGTCCAATACGCTTATCAAAGAAGCGGCAGCCAGGGTTAAGAATAGCACCATACAAACTGTTAAGGTTAATCTTTTTGACAAGCTGTCGTTTATCCCAATATTCTTCATCTTCTGGTGTTTTACATTCTTTAAGTTTGGCCTGCATTTCCTTACGCTCGGCATACCAGCGTTTTAGTAATCCAGGAATGATACCTTCTTTTTCATAGGTAAAGATAGTACCGTTGGCACTCAGCATCCAGGGCTGGTTTGAATCAAAGATCAAGTGCCAAACTTCTGCGGCACTGTGTACAGACTGTTCACCATCGGCCCAGTCAATGGTAATTTCTGTGCCACGCTGTTGTTCCATGACCGCAGTATATTCCAAAGAGCCAAACAGGCCTTCCCAAGCGGCCGCAAAGCTCATACCACTGCGCTGACGGTCATTGATATAACGCTCGGTCATCACAGGTCTTAACTGACCAATAATAGTTTCTGGGCCCATGTTAAGCGCACGAATCGCTGACGGATATAGACTGTTAATATCGATTGAGGCTACATATTCATGTACGCCTTTTCTTGGATAAGCAACATAAGCACCTGCGGCCTGTGTATCTTCATCTGTATAGCGTTCTTTACGATTAGGCACTACCATGCCACGCTCGTGTGCTTCATTGATAATGGCCTGTTCAGTCACTGCCACTGCACCCATGGTTGTCTGTAGCAACACAGTATTTTCATGTGCCAGTGTGTTAGCAAGATCCAAGAACTTTAACTTCTTATCTAACTTGGCCAACAACAGGGTATCTTGTCTGTTGTACTCGATAAATGTTTTGAAGTTCTGATTGTACAGTTGATCCAGTGTGCCTTCGAATGCAGTTTTAGATTCTTCTAACTCGTATTCACCAATAGCATCTAACGAATAACTGTGTCGTTCTTCATAGGTATATTTTCTATACAACTGCATATAATCCATATGCACACGACCAATCAAGTCATAAGTTTGATTCTCTGCACCAAAGCGTTCAAATGTTCTGGCCTTGGGATATTGATTCCAAAGACAGAATCTGCGTGTATCGTCCTTGCTTAAGACACGAGTCACACGATTAATAGTGTAAGGAATATCAAAGCCTTCTGAGTTCCAACCAGATAAGGCATCTGCATCTTCAATCAAGTCCAAGAAAGTTTGCAATAGATCTTCTTCTCTATCGAACACAATAGTATTTTCAAACTGACCAGCTATTTCCTGTGCAGTTTCTTGACTCATGTGCTTGGGAGGAATTACTAGTGTGACCAACTGATCGAGCCATTGCAGATATACTGATATAGCAGTAATTGGATTAAACGGATCTTCGGGTCGACTAAATCCACGCACAGGATCAAAGTCGACCTCAATGTCGAAAAACGCTGTGTGTAGTTTAGGACCGTCCTGTCCTTTGTAGTTGTCTTCTAAGCAACGGAATACTGGATTGATGTCAGACTCGTATAACTGCTTGCCTGACTGTATTCTAAGTTCCTTGCGAAATTCTTTGTTGTTGCGTGTACTGAAACGACCAACTGGAGTACCAAAGATACTGGTGTGTTTACCTCTAGCATCTTCGTAATAGAATACATAGTTGGCCGGATATTCTTGATAACATCTCTTGCCATCGCGGCGTTCAACTACATGTATACGATCGTGTTCACGATCAAAGAGGGCATCAATATAACTCATATTTCTCCTACCGCTTATGGCCGGCTAACCTTGATTCATGCTCGTAAGTGAGCGATTCATTGTTTATGATATACTTATTAACATCTAAAGTCAACTAAAATTTCCTTCGAACCAAACATCTGGTCTTGACCTTATCTGAGAAACAAGTTCTAATGCTTCAGCCCTGTTTGGGTGAGCGGCACCCAATACATCTTGCTGGGCAAATTCATCAGCAGTCCAAGTGCCCCAATTGGTCAATCTAGAATATTCAACTCGATCCACACCATAGCTTTTAGACAGGTCATAAAAGTCAACTACTTCTTTATAATTGGCCTGCTGTACAATTAGTCTAGTGTTGAAATTGAATCCTAACTCCTGTTTCTTGAGCTGTAAAAATTTTAATGCTTCTAAGATATTCGGCCACCGGCCACCGCGTCGAACCTGTTCATAAGTTTTGGCCTGAGCGGCATCTACTGACACAGTAATAGAATCAATACTAGATTCTAAATGTTCGATTCGATTCCAATACTGTTGTGCTAGTAAACCGTTGGTATGTAAACTAAGTGCAAGATTTGGAAAGTCACTGAGGCTGATACGATTTAAAAAACTTTTCAACATAGGACTAGCAAATACTTCACCTGACCCACTGGTTGTTAAGTGTATAGGAAGATCAGTGGGCTTAGAAAATATATTTTGATAAACTAACTGACCTATGGCCTCTTGCCTAGCTACATCTTCATCCTTGACACGAATGACTTCCGACCTACAGCTTGGACAACTTAAATTACAAGTTACATCGCCATTGAAAATAATTTCATATGGCATAGCATAACGACTAGAATCTTCTAACTGCCAAGCTACATTAGATGGTACAGTATCTATTGTATTGAGACCGTTGTTGATAATCAACGCACAGTCTAGTTCATTACAGTATGAATAAGTACCATCTATGATTGTTTGTCTAATACTCTGTGCTACAGGTGACGATAACATTTCGTCCAGTGTTGAATCTAAAATATTTCCAATACGAGTATTACCCCAGGCTGGGCAAGGGCAAAGATAAACTTCGCCTTTGAGGGTAATGTGTATGTTTACAAACGGACTGAGACAGTAGTGTCCTTGAAGTTGTTTATCAGGAAATATTTTAGCTGGAAAAATTGGAATCGTCAGAGACATTCGTTAGAGTGTTTTACCGACTGTGACTAAAATTTGCTCTAGCAATTCGTGATCCTGTTGCTCACGACCAAATTCAGCTTTGTGTGCTAATTTGATAGCTTTTTTAAGTACACCTGGTTTGATTTCTAATTCTTCAGCAATGGCTTTGATTGTGTCATTCAATCCGCCAGTGAGTGTTTCGATCTCAGAAGTTACTTGAATACCTTCGTTGATGATTTGGTTAAGTTTGGCCGTTTCGGCAGCATTAAAAACGCGATTTGACATACATTTCTCCTGAGTAAGTTTTACTATTGTACACTATGAATTGGCGAAAAGCAATGCTCACTTTACCAAATACCGCGATCGGGCACGACTCCGAAAATATTCGGTAGGCAGCAGCCGCCTACACCAACCGTAACTAAACGGTCCTAAGGGGTGTTCTATCTAATGCCAATTTTCATATAGCATTCGTGTTCGGTTTCAGGATCTTTCAATCTAATTTCATCTTGATAGATTGTTTTGGTAATTGGCAAGTCTTGATCAAAACTTTGAAAATCATTGTAGTGTGTAACTGCTTCAGGATCATTGTTACGACCCTGTAGTGCTACCATGGTTCCTGGGGGTATATTTTCTAACCACTCTAGTCTGTCCATATTATTACAACTGGTATTGATTACCAATCCTTTGGCACCTAGTTGACGATAGTCTAGGGTGTTAGCATCCTTGCACATGATGTCAATTCGATCAAGACCCAACTGATCTGCAATCTGTTGTCCTTGAGTCAAAGATTGTTGATCCGTGTCGACATTATAAATTTGTTTGTATTTTATTTTACTAGCGGCCAATAGCAAACTCATATTACCATACCATGAGCCTAAAATATAGATAGTATCAAAGTCTGTTTGAATTTGTTCAAGTTCATCGATTAACCAAGTTTTGGCCAATAGAAGATTGCGGCCAAAACTACCCGCTAGGGTATCGGGGTTTACTTCAGACAGGGGCGTAAGGATTTCGTGGACTATCACTGCCGTCATCCTCGGGATATACTGGATATTCGTTCATTCTCGACCTGCTACCGCTAGTGCGGCACCTTTGTTAAAACTGGGAGACCATGGACTGTTGCCCAACCGCAGACCTTTGCGCTTAGACCATTCGTAGCCGGCACGATGACCTGAACAGTCTTTAGTGCATGGGCTACCTAAAAAACTTAATTCATCTAATTGTTGTTCGCGTTCTTGGTCTAAAAAAGTAGCGGCAAAACAATGACACAGTTCATGTATCTTTGAATTATCGGATACTTCTACAGTAAAGTCTGCGTGATCAGAAGGTTGTGTAGGATCTGCGTAACCTGCGTAAACTAACTGTACTCCAAGACTGTTGATCAAATCTGTACAGCTTTCTCCGTAGCGATCCGACATAGTTTC